TAGTCTTTATCTTAGATTTCATTTTTCAAGCGTTCAATGTAGATAGTTGCATCCATCAACTCTTCTTGCAAGTGAGTTAACCAACCCATGAAGTCAATGTCAGTACGAGTAGTATTAGTACCATACTTCTCAAAACCAACACGTGCACGTTCTTCATACTTATCAATAACAGACTGTACATTAGGGTCAATCGATACAGATTTATGGTCTTCTACTGCACGTTCCATATCAAGAAACAACTCGACATCAGCAGTGTTATCAGGATCTAAACCAATGGCATTCATCTTACGAATACGTTCTTTCATACGTGAAAAGTATTCATCATTTCTCACGGTGTGATTGATTCTGTCAATCTCGTCGTAATATTCACTTCCTGGCATAATACTACTCCTTGAACAAATCTTCGTACAATGATTCTACAGTTTCATGTTCACCACGCACTTCATCAAGATTACGTTTGTGGAAGATAGTTGATAACTTCTTGAAGTACTTCTTCTCAACACCATACTTCTCGAACGTCACGTCAACGATGTCTTTCATCAGTTCACGTTCTGCTTCAATGCGTAACATACAATCAGACATTTCTTGTACTGCACTTACAACTGCTTTCTTTTCTGTAGGATTCAATGTAATCATATTATAAACTCGCTTTTAGTTCAGTAAACCCGCCAACATATTCTAGTTGACCTTCTTCATTCTCTTTAAAAATTTGTGGTACTGTACGGAACGGAATACCAGCAATCTCTTGTAACTGTGCTTTACCGGCACCGTCTAACTCACTTAGGTCGATATAATCAAAGTCAATTTCTTTAGACTCTAACAAACGTTTTGCTTGAATGCAATAACCACATCCTACGGTACTATAAATCGTATACTTACTCACTTTCAATCTCCTCAATTAACATATCACGTAAATGTCTTGCTTGTGCATCACGTGGATCATTTTCGCCATGTCCAACAAACTTATATGCTAGGGTAATACGTTCATCACCCGCATAGGCAGAATGCCAACAATGATTGTGCGGTTCATTTTCTGGTCCAAAATAATAGTGACGACATTGCCATCCTGGCACATCTTGAATTGTCACTATCTCGTCTTTCTCTTTATCATAATATCTGAAGTATCCGTTACCAGTCTTAGACCATGTAAATAATACTTGATATGCAGTTGCGTCATAGTTAGTATGCCAACCAACAAAACCGCCTGGTGCATAATATGATAATAGTGCTGAAGTGTGTGCACCAATCTCTGCGGCAAAGTCAAACTTAACTCTGTCCATGAAAGGTTTCCACTTATCATCTGCTCGAACCATTTTAGATATGGGTTGTGCCCAATGTCTGTCTGGTACACCAACTAGTGTATCACGTGATAAACACTCTGTCAAGTATTCTTCACCACAATAATACTCGCCCTTGGTCTTATCTTCTTCTGAACTGTATACGTTGTAGGCAGGATTGTCGTCATAGTTAGAAAAGAACTCATCAACGAAACTATTCAATGTTTCAAGAATTTCTTTATTTCTAATCGTAACTTCGCTCATTGTCTACTCCGTACTTTATGTGTTTATACCACAATCGTTCATGAAAATAATACATTGCAAACTTTAGAACTAAGTCTGCAAAGAATACTGCACCTATCGCTGTCATTGGTAGTCCAAAGAACAGCGCAATAGAGACGGTAGTTACCGACGCAACAATGCGCCAAGTAACTGCCTTTGCTAAGTGGCGTTTATATGATAATGCCACTGGTTGCTTCTAACCATGCTTTCTCGAATGAGTCATTCGTAGGTACTACAAACAATACGTCATTGAAAACAACATTAGGCGGATTCTCGATTGCAGACATACACACGCCACGACCGAAACCAATATCACCATCAGGTGACTTAACGATTAAACGAGGATTGTCAACATGTACATTCCCATCTTCAAACTTATCAAGACGACCGATGTATTCACCAACGGTTGTCATCACTGTTACTACTGTACCTTTATTCATCTTCTTGTTTCTCCTCTTTGAAACGTTTTAGTTCCCAAACCCCATTTGGTCTAGGTTCCCATGATAACACATCACCTACTGATAAGTCAAGTGCTTCCATCAATTCATCTGAAAATTCTAAACATAGTTCACCGTCTTCTTCAACGACGGGACATAAGAATCTGTTATAACTATCCATTATCTAGTGCCTCTGTTAGTTCAGGGAAATGACCTACAATGATTTCCCAACATCTCTTTGCAATGTCCATATGTTCTTTCTGAGTACCATTCGCCATGCGTAGTTCGCAATAGTGAATCCAAGAACGTAACGAACCTGCCATGTATAGTGTAGTCTCTGTAAGACCTTCGGGCAGTAACGCACGTGCTTGTTCTTTTGCGATACCCATCTTGAGTGCCGCTTTATACTCTTTCTCTGCCATCCAACGTACACGACCTTGTGCATGTAACCACTCATGATGAATGTCGTCATCAGAACCAACTTCAACTGAGTTCTGTCGGTTAGTCTCATCTTGAAGTCGTGCTTCACGTTCAACACCAATGTTCTCACTCACTGCATAACGTTGTGAGAATTCTTGAAATGAAAACGAACGGTGACGTAATATCTGACGTGAGATATCACGAGTTGTTTTGATTTCAAGTGTTAAGTGAACCATCTCAAATGGTGACCAATGCTTATGCTTAATCAAATACTTTAAGAGACGTGGTGCTGTCTCTGTGTTGTTCTGATTAGCAGGATTACTCACTCGTGCGGCATATGCTACTAAGTCACTTGCTGTGTGACAACCAGTTGCTTCGTTTGGTTTACTCAATGCTACTAAATTTACTTCCACTATTTATCTTCCTCATCCCATTCATCTTGTAGGTCTACTAATTTTTGTAAGTCCTGTCTTGTAACAATTTCAAGTGCGACAAGTGTTTCTGCCATGCCATTGACACCCTCTTGAAATCCTAACTTACGTCCAACATAATATGCAGTAGCAATGATACCTGCAAGTATCAGTGCCGCGTGCCATGGTTCTATTGGTAATTCTATCATACTTTCCATCCATCGAACTTCTCTGAGTTTACCCGTTGACCACTTGACGAGTTATCAAATGCGGGACCATTGTCTTCGTCTTTATTCAAAGGCGAATCGTTCTGGTCAACATCATAGAGACGCATCTTAGAACGGTCGACACCAACTACGAATCTCTGATATGCAGTAGGGTCGTTGTATCGGTTCTTCAACTGTTTGACCAGAATCTGACCATTGTTTGCCAACTCTTCGTTACTGATAAGTGCGAACATGAAGTCTGCGGTTGCGGGTAGTCCAAAAGATTCGGACGTATCTTCCAACCCAACATCTTCATTACCGTAACCCGAACGAGTCGTTTGTGTTGCTGACACGACCGGCACGTCGAATTCAACGGCAAGACCACGTAACTCTTCAGCAATCGACTTAATATACGTATATGAATTAATCGCACCGCCCATACTCTTCATTCTAGCAGAAGCACATATATTCAGATAATCAATGTAAATGATATCAGGAATAAAGTTCTTCTTGAGTTTCAGTTCATTCAACAAGGCACGGAAATGACTCGCATTTGCTTGACCTGTTGGATACTCTTTTACAACCAGTTTACCATTTGTCTTATGTGCAATGTTACGTACTTTCTCTGAGAACATATCTTTAGACAAGTGGTCTAATTGGTCGATAGGAACATTCAGTAAGTTTGCATCGATACGTTCTGCGATACGTTCTTCTGCCATCTCCATGGTGATATATAGAACATTCTTACCTTCTGTCAGATTAGCACCAGCGGCATGACACATAAACAATGACTTACCCACACCAGTACCTGCAAGTGCAATGTTCAGTGACTTCTTAGGTAAACCACCCTTAGTGATACGATTGAAGTAATCTAAATCAAACGGAAGTTTCTCTTCTTCACGATGGTAGAAATCAAAACGTTCTTCTATATTCTCAAGATAATCGTGACCAATGTTAGTATCAAACGAGACACCAAGTGCTTTACTGAGTATATCAGGCAATGCATTCTTAGTTAACGTTTGATGCTTACCATCGATAACTTGAATAGACTCCATGATAGCATTGTATACTGCACGGTCTTGGCACCACTTCTCGGTGCGTTCAAGTAACCAGTCTAGGTTCTCATCTTGTTTTGTAAATATGTTTGGTAAGATTTCAACAGCATGTCTATACTGTTCATCGTTCAGTCGGTCGCCTTCATCGATTTCAATCTTGAATGCTTCCATAGTAGGGAGTTGATTGTACTTAGCAATAAACTTCGTAAACTCTTTGAATAGAGACTTGTAAGTACCTTCAAAATAATCAGGCACAAGAAAGGCGGCAACCTTTCTCGCAAACTGGTCATTAGTCAGTAGATTCCGAAGTATCGTCTGTTCTAATTGTATTTCCATTATCATCCTTCTTCTCGGTGCCGTACACCCAACCTTCACTGATTCCACGTTCAAGAACATCTTCCAATATCAGACCTGCAAAGTCTTGTAAGTCTGTATTGTTAGAATCTAAATCTGCATCGGGCGAACTCACCACTCTAAAATCAAAAGTTAAACAATCTCGTTCACCATCAAACTTGATTGTACCATAACGTAAAACGGATTCTGTAAACTCGCCACGCAGGATACGAATATCCCACGCCGCTTCATTGTTTACATATTCAACAGGTATCAACTCATAGTCGATACCCTCACTTGCTTTCTCGATATTAATCATCTGCAACTTCTACTATTGTATCAGGATCTACCACTGTTGGCAACCCAATTTTGAATTGTTTTGTCACAAACTCTTTGAAGTCTGTAAACTCAAGAATAGGATCCCAAAAGTCTGCGTTCAATGTATCTTTGAGTCGATACTTACCATCAATCAATTCGCCAGTCTCTTTGTCTACTTTCTGATACCAACCATTACTTGGTTTGATAACATATCCACCTGCCATAGCAACATCAAGTAAACCAGAATACTTCTGTACACCACCATCCCATGATACACCAATCGGAATCTTAGACTTCTCTTTTACATAACGAGACTTCTCGACATTGATTACGAAGTTGTAACCGACAATCTCTTGACCTTGTTTCTCTTGTTGACGACCAAGAATCCAGATGTTATCAGCAGAGTAATAGATACCTGTACCACCAGATACGACTGCTTTAGGGAACAAACCAATCTCTTGATATGTGTGATTGATTGCAAGTAATGGGATACTACGCATAGTCAAGTATGGTGTTGCCATACGGAATAGACCTTTCAATGCTTTGGCACGTGACATATCAGCAACAGACTTCTCATTCAATGCATCATCAAGTTCTTTCTTAGACGCAAGGTTACCGATAGAATCGATTACAATGATAACGTCATCGTCAGCACCAATCTCTTCAAGTTGACTGATTAAGTCAAACTTTAACTCTTCTACGTTCGCAATAGGGGTGTGGAGTACACGAGAAGTATCGATACCAAATTGTTCAAAGTATGACTGTGGTGAACCGAATTCACTATCATAGAATAAAAGTACTGCATCTTTCTTTGCCTCTAAGTATGCACCTGCCATGAGTAGTGCGAATGATGTTTTAAAATGTTTTGATGGACCTGCAAGAACTGTTAGACCGGGCGCAACACCACCATCCATCTCACCTGACAATGCAACATTTACCATGGGTACATTGGTCGGGACCATATCGTTTGTATTGAAGAACTTAGATTCAGAAAGTACCGAGACTTCTTTAATCTTAGAGTTCTTCTTGAGTTTATTCATAATACTCATTACTTATCTCCAAATTTTATATTATTAACTTTTTCACGTTCATCTAACTCATATATACTACGATATTTGTCATTGATTGTCAAGACATTTTCTAACAAACTGAATAGTGCATCACCGCGAGTTTCACTGAACTTGAGTAGTGCGGTTGTATCTTTAGGTAAACATGCACCACCAAAACCTTTCTTACGGTCTGGTCCAGGCACACGAGTATGACCAATACCAACACGGTCATCTTCACCAATCGCACGTGATACAACATTGTAAGAACAATCAAACGAACTCACTAGGTCTTTAAACTGGTTAAAGAAAGTAAGTTTAGTTGCCAAGAATGAATTGATACCATACTTAACAAACGATGCTTCACAACCAGACATACGATAGAAGTTAGTTGACGAACAGTTAGAGAAGAGTTCATACAGTTTAGCAAGTTCATCACACGCAGGTTCTGTACCACCAAGTACGTGGAACTTAGCATTAACAAAATCTTCACAAGCAGACTTCTCTGTCAAGAACTCTGGATTATATGCGAAACGGTCATAGTCTTCTGGTTGAATTGAGTTATAGATTCTATCTACAATGTCAGGAGTAATTGTTGATTTAACAACAACAAATGCATTCGTATGGTGCATAAGTTTTAGTACTGCATCTTCTACGATAGACGCATCAACAAAACCAGAATCACTCATAGGCGTAGGTGCACACACGAACACGACTTGTGGTTGGTCATCAATCAAGTCATCAATAGTAGTATCGTAGTTAGGATCTACCAAGAAGTGCTCAATCATATCATGCGTGAAAGCATACTCTACTGCTTTACCAACAAACCCATGACCAACAATACCCATCTTTAATGGGTTGTTGGGACTGATAGGTTGCGGTGTTGCTTCGCCCGTAGGTTGCTGTGGGACGAAATCATCAAAATTATCTGCCATTATTTTACTCCGTTGTATGCTTTATACCAATCATAGAAATTCTTAATACCAACACTTACGTCTGTCTTAGGAACATAACCAAGTGCTTCTAGTTTAGACGTATTTGACCACGTCTCTTTTGTGTCTGCTGGATGTTTAGGTGCAAGATTTTTAATTGCAGTAATCCCAACGTTCTTCTCAATCTCGTTAACAAAGTCCATCAACTCGACTTGTTTGCCACGACCAATATTGAATACTTCACCAGCGTCAATAGTATCATTATACAGTACTATTTCTATTCCGTCAAGTATATCTTCAACATATGTGAAATCTCTTTTCATATCACCGTAGTTGTAGATGGTAATCTCATTACCTGCAAGAATGTTCTTAGTGAAATCAAACAGTGCCATATCAGGACGACCCCACGGACCATAGACTGTAAAGAAACGTAAACCGATAGTATGTAGACCAGAAGAACCAAACTGACATTCATTTGCCCACTTAGTATAACCGTATGCGTTCATCTGCTTACCAGATTCATTACCCTCTGTCCAAGGCAGTTCTGAACCTGCATAGACACAAGACGTTGACGCATATACGATACGAGTCTTAGGTAAATGCATCTTACATAGGTCGATAAGGTTCTGAGTCGCATCTACATTGTTTGCATGATATGCTTTCTCGTTACCCATAGAGTCACGAACACCTGCAAGTGCGGCAAGATGAATGATATCTGTTGGTTGATGCGTAACTAAGAATGATTTCAGTTTTGATTCTTCACGCATATCTAGGCATGTAACATCAATATCAAAATGCTTACAACGGTCTTGTTTGAGTTGTGGATCATATAAGTGGTTGTTATAATTATCAAGACCAACAACGTCATGACCTTGATTACGTAAACGATTCATTAGTTGTGAACCAATAAACCCTGCGGCACCTGTTACTAAAAATTTTCTGTTCATGTTTCTATCCATTCCTGTAAATATATTCTAATGCTCTGTCTGCTTCAACAGTTAGTGGTCTATTATTATACCAATTTCCTGTCTCGTTGTCAAATTCTTTGCACATATTGGCAATCTCTTGTGCAGTGATAGGATACCCTTTCTTAACCGCATTGCCAGCAACTGCAACCATAATCTGATACATCTTAGTATACCAACCACTACCAGTAATTTGCTGATACTCTGCACCAAGTCTTCTCGGCCAGAACGGGCAGTCACGATAAGATGACCAATTGTAATCAGTGTTATTTAGGATTGATTTTCGATGCTCTATTACTGCTTTCTGCATCTCTGGTGGTAATCTATCAAAGAAAGAATTACCTGTCTTCTCAACATATGGATGCTTTGCAATCAACTCACTCACATTCAATGCATCACCGCTATTAGTGAAAAAGAATGACCACGCATTAGGATACTGAGCAGGTACATAATACATACGTGCTAAGTCTTTAGTCTGCGGATCACCAATCTCACCAAGTTCTGTGTTCAATGCGAACCAGAATGCTTTGATACGTTCGTTCTCTACTTGTTCATCAAGACGAAACACAATACGAAACTTTGGAAAGTTCTCTTCATCTTTGGAATGCGTAGGCGCACGTGAACTTGCTGTGCTGTATACAACATAGTCAAGATGACCAAAGTCTTCTCGTATTGCGTCTTCTAAATCGACAAGAGAAGTAGTAGGATAATTGTGGTCGTCCACATCAACGCAACACCAATTACCCCAATATAAAGTATTTTTATTAGAACGTGTCGTATCGGTCGCAAACATAGCAGGACTAATAAGAGGACTAGAATTTCTACCACCTTTCTCACCTTTCTGTTGTGATAACCCATGAAGTAATTCCACAAACTTGTCCCACGTTGGAAGTGAGACTCGTTTATGGGTCTTGTTGTCAAACTGATTTTTAAATATAGTAAGTTCGTAATTCATAGTAACCATCATAACAAATTAAAAGGCATATGTCAACCAAAGAAATCTTCTAATGACGCACGTGGTTCTGATTCCCAACCAACTGCATCTAGAATTGGTTCGAGCGGAGCAAGAAATGTTTTGTTAAACATCAAGTCGTAATCAATATAAGAATGTAGACCAAGTTCCTGTGGCAAGTTCAGAGGGAATGAAATGACATTCTCACCAACCTTGTTTGGTTGACGCAAGTAACAGAACTTAATCTTCTCGCCATTCTGTACGGTTGTGTACTTCTTGGTAAGAGATTCTTTCTTGATTGCGTTATTATATACCAACGCACCACGCACGTGAATAGGCGTACCTTTCTTGTATATCACCTTACGGTCAGACCACTTGGTCACTTCTGATACGCCACGAGGAAACGAAATGTCTTCGGGCGGTAAGTTCTTAAACTGGGACTTAAAGTCTGAAATGAACCGTTGTGTATCTAATTCGGTACCTTCTATGATGACCCGAAATACTTCTTTGAACTTATCACGCACGACTTGTGGAGTACTGGACTTGATTGCTTCAATACCCATCATCTTGAGTTTAGGTTCTTTGTACTGTACACCTTCGTTGTTGTGTACGTTCAGAATGTAACGCTTCTTGGCAGTCCAGATACCACGGTCAGCAATAACTTCTCGACCCATCTCCATACGGTTTGTGTATGCACCAGTAATAGATGCCATCTCATCATATGCTTTCTCAAGGACTTTCTCGAAATGTTCTGAACATATCTTATCAAGAAACTTTACCGGATTAGAAGGAGAAAACTTATTAACGAGATCCCCCATACGAATATAAACAGAATCGGTGTCAATTGCCACAACGTAGTCTTCATCTGTTTTAAGAAGTTTTTGCATTTCATTATTTACTGCTCTCTCTGCCCATTTGATTGCTAACTGACCAGCAAGTGTAATTGATTCTGCTACACGTTGGTCAAAGTAACGGAACCAACGATTACCTAGTGCACCATAAAGTGAGTTCATCAGAATCTTGATTGCCATCTGTTGGTTGTTTAGAGATGTTATTTTATATTCAAGTTCTTGACTTGGATTGTTCTGCATCTCTTGCTGTGCTTCAAGCATAGCATCTTTAATTACTCGACGTTCAGAATAATACTGTTCGATTATTGTAGGTACAACACCACGTCTCTTGTGAGTAAATGAAATACCAGTTGGTGCCAGTGAATAGTCATGCTCACTTACATCAACTTCACGATTCAAGAATGCATCGACCGACACATTATTATAGAATCCGTCAAGTACAGTCTCGGGAGACATATTGTATTGTACAATGATATTAGGATAGAGTGAGTTTAAATCGAACGAGGTAACCCACTCATGACTACCGACTTGTGGTTCTTTCACGTAACCGCCAGGATAGTCAGTCTTTGCTTTCTCTACACGTTGCGGTACTGCAATGTTTTTCTTGTTCAGCAAACGATATATGATAGAATCCCATATCGCTGTAGTACCTAGAGTATCGCCATAGTTCACACCTGCTTTGTATGCCATAGTCAAGATTAATGATATCAAATCAAGTTTCTCATCTAACTTGTGAACCAACTCAACGTCTTTGATGTTATAGTCAATAAACTTCTGGTGGTCTTCTTTGTATAGAGTATAGAGATTACCATGTTCTTCGTATGACAACTTACGTTCACCAAGTATGACGTGCGCAATGTGGTCAAGACGATATGACTCTTGTTGTGTGTATGTAAACTTCTTGAATATCTCCATGTAATCAAGGTGTTCAATACCTTCGATAATAAACTCTTGGTGCTTCTTACCCATGATAGTTTGATTACGTTCAGAGATACGACCCCACGGAGACATCTTCCTTGCTAACTTATCATCACCAGTAATCTTAGTCATACGATTGACCAGATATGGAATATCGAAGAATCGTGTGTTCCAACCAGTAATGATATCAGGACTGTGGTGCGACCAGTTGTCAACAAACTTAGTAAGTAAGTCTAACTCATTGTCGCACTTAATATATAAAACGTCGTCACGTGTCACTGAGTAGTCACCAAGACCCCATACCCAGTAGATTCCATCATTCATGCGTCGAGCAATAGAGATTACAGGATATGCCGCTTGTAGAGGTTCGGGGAAACCATCGTCAGACTGTACCTCGATATCGAAGTTTAGTACTTCAACCAGAGAACGGTCAAACTCAATCGTGTTAGGAAATTGCTCTGTGATATACTGAGCAACATAATTGGTGTTACCATAGGTCTTGAAGTTTGAAACGTGTTCATAACGTTTGGTGAACTCTGTCGCTTCTTTCATGTCATCGAACTGTATTGGTTCTACAGAAAGACCTTCGAGCGATTGCCAAGGAGTGCCTTTGTCGCCTTGCACAAAGAGTGTAGGTTTGAATGGCACTTTACGTGCTACTCTTTTGTCATTACTATAACCGCGATAGTAAAGATTGTTGCCGTATCGACATACGGATGTGTAAAATTCTTTGTTCATTCAATCACCTTATTCATCATTAACATACAGTATACTATAGTGGACTCCTTTTGTCAATCAATAACTTCGAAATAGGCATGTCTCTCCCATGGTTTTTCTTGCCAGTCATCTTTATATCCATGATGGTCTTGAGTCACACAAAGTCGTTTTGATATTACTTGTGTAGTGGGATTCTTCCATCTGTTCTCTTTTCTATTCGGGTCAGGTTCATTAAATGGTATCTCACATTTACGTCCAAAGTATAGCGTATCACAATGGTGATATGGATGTATACAAGTATTTGCATCACCTACTACACGAGGGAAGTTATTTGGTTCGAGATATCCTGTTGTGTATGTACGAAACAATCTTTGTAGTGTACAGTAAGGTCCGCAGTTGATTGGAAATCTACGACGAAATCCCTGAGGCACTCCGTCTGTAAGTAGACCATACATCCAACCTGCCGCATGAGGATGTATTGTGTAACATCCCATAAACAAACCAATATTAGCATACATTGTATCATGCAATTCAATATATTCAATCAGTTCACAAAACAAGTCAAAGTGTTCTGGTATCATGAAAGAGTCATGTTCTAATACCAGAATACGTTCATCTGATTCAGATGCAATGCGTAGTAAATCCCAGTGAGAACACATTCCTGCTTTCTCTGTAGGCGAATGGTCGTCTGGTCTGTGTCCGCTCATATCAGCACCCATCAATGAGGGTGCCCATGAATATTTGTCTACATGTTCTTGAAAGTCTTCACTGTCTGGAGTAATTGCGTCATATGTTATTATGTCCGAAATAATACCAGCAGATATAAGAGGTTCAAAAGATTCACGTGAGATACGTGCATACTCTTCTGAACGTTCATCGCCTTTCATTACAATCTGATAGACTTTCATTACGGTTTGAAACCCCATTCACTCTGNGGTAGATTAACTATCTTGTGGTGCGTTTTCGCATCAAGGTTATCTGCACCTGCAAACTGTACGTGTACAAACTTAGTGGATGCATTTCTCCAATCACATAAGTAACGTTCTTCTTTGTCTACTGTACGTGCGAAGTGAATGTATGAGTTCCATCCGTTGTCCATATACTGTACGTCAAATTTGTGTAT